CCGCTCGAATTCACCTCCCGACATGGCTGGCCACTGTTCCTAATTCAGCAGGTCTTGCATCACGATGTGGTCAGCTGGATGAAGGACGCGGCCGATGGCTGGGATACCTTCCAGCCGTCTGATGAGATTGCTGTAGGTGTGTTCCTGTCGATGCCGGATTTTCCTTACCACCATCTTAAAGAGGAGCAGCTCTCCGGCTTCCCTGTCTGGGGCATCACTAAAGAGAACCGTTATTTCTTCCATCCCTTCAATATGAAGCTTGGAGAGGGGATTGATGATAAGGGAGCGACGGTCCCTATGATGGTGACGGCGGGGAATGCTATTGCGACCGTCACGGGTTGCGGTAGGACCGTACAGGCCGCGAAAAAGGACGCGTACGGGCATCTCGGGGAGTTGGAGATTCCGAATTCACCGATGTATAGAACCGATATCGGGGATCGACTTGAAGAGCAACTGCCCATCCTGCAGAAGTATGGCTACTGTACCAGCTGGAGGTTCTAATGTCAGGCCAGAATAACCTAGTCCTCCCCCCAGTTCCGCCCGCAGGTGCAGATGCGAAATGGCTGCAGCAGATTCAGGCAACAGTAGCATGGAATTTCAGTGGCAACTCTGTGACAGCTCTGCGGCCGAGTAATGCCGTCATAGGTCAGCACATGCTGGACACGACTCTGAATAAGCCGATTTGGTGCACTGCTGTGAATCCTCCGGTGTGGAGAGATGCAACGGGCACTGTAGTGTAGTTATTTACGAACTTTACTATTTGTTAATCCCGGTGAGAAACTAGTATGCCAGGTCCAGGAATCGCGGATTTCTATAAAAGTGGTCAGTGGAATTTCACTTGCGACCTTTGTGGGAAGAAGAATAAGTCTTCGATGGCAATGCTCACATGGAATGGGTTGTATGTCTGTCGGCATCACAAAGAGGTCCGCAACCCACAGGACTTTCTCCGTGGCGTGAAGGATGATCAGAGTGTGCCTTGGTCCCGGCCCTACCACCCCCCACGCTGTGACAACACGGAATTCCCCTACGTCGAATATTGCGTACTGCAGGGTAAGAACGCCATCCCAGGATTCGCCATTCCTGGTTGCTGCATCCCCTCCTATGTGAACACCGCTTTTTACTCTAGCATCATTCTATATCGTGGCTGGGCGATACAGGATACCTACGGTTGCCCGATTCTCGACACTAACGGCTACCCAATCTACCCTCCGGGCACTCCCTCATCCGTCAACCCACCCCGCCCTGGGGGCCCAGTCTACGAACTCGATACCAACTTCATTCTCAATGTGAGCACCCTAGGATGACACGCAAACTACTTTTACTTGCTGGCCTGCTCTGGTCCACTCTCGCCAGTGCACAATTCGCTCCATTCATACCTGGGCAGATCTTAACCGCAGCTGAACTGAATTCAGCTTTCGGCCTTTATGCTCCACTGACTGGGGCTACTTTCACGGGCCCGATCAGCGCAACTTCCTTGATGGGCACCCCCATTAGCGGCTCCACGGGCGCTTTCACGCAACTAGCTGCTACCAGTTCTGTGATTTTTCCTGCAGGCTCCCTCTCACTATCGGATTTGGCAACAGAATCTCCCAATACGATAGTCGCGAATGCAACAGGAAGTTCGGCAACTCCCACTGCTATTTCTGCTCCATCATGCGGCACGGCTTCCAGCGCTCTGCAATGGTTATCTGGCACGGGATTAGCCTGCAATACAGCAATTAATGCCTCCACTCTTGGCGGTATCACCGCAGCCTCCTATCTAACCAGTGCGACTGCCGCTTCTACCTACTCTCCAATCTCCTCCCCCACTTTCACAGGGACTACTACTGCAGCTAATTTAGCGGTAACTGGAAGTATCAGTGGGGCAGGGGCCGCAACCCTTCTCGCTCCTTATGCCCTACTAGCCTCCCCCACGTTTACCGGAACACCAGCGGCTCCTACAGCAGCTACGGGTACGAACACCACTCAATTAGCTACTACTGCTTTCGTGTCGGCTTCCCCTAAAATAACTACCCCTACTGTGGTTGGTGAAGCTACCGGAGTTGCCTCTCCTGCTGGAAGTTGGGGGGAGACCGTAACAGCTAGTGGAACTTCTATCTCTCTTACAAGTGGCTCTATAGCAAATTGTGCCACAATGCCTCTGACTGCTGGAAAATGGATGCTCTATGGAAGCATCTCTTTCAATCCCGCAGGATCGACTGTCATGTCAGGGGCTTCTGCTGGTATTAGTACAACCACTGGAGCAGTTCCTGCGGTCCCCTTATATTCATCTTGGTCGGGGACAGCCGCTGCAGGAAGTACTGAAATCTTTACTGTCCCCACTCAGATAGTAAATCCGAGTAGTTCTACGTCATATTTTCTGGTAGGAGCTGCTAATTTCACAGTCAGCACTGCTGCTATGACATGCCAGGTTTCCGCTCTGCGGATTCCCTAAAAGGAGTTTGCAATGGCAGAGCAAGGATCATACCCATTAAATGGGAGAGTAGTGCAAGGGACTGATACTTGTACTGGCGTGGTCACAGGGCAGACGGCAGATATTCCACTGTCTGTTATTGCTTCTTTTGTTCTGGCTGGGGTTCCCCAGTCTGGCCCGACCACCTCTCGACCTGTTCCGGTATTTGTTGGGCAGCCCTTTTTAGATACCACTTTGGGGATTATGATCTGGGCTCTGCAGATAATCCCTGCAATTTGGATCGATGCAGCTGGAGTTTCAGTATGAAAAAACTAATCACATTAATTGCGGGGCTGCTGTGGGTTGTTGCAGCCAGTTCGCAGACTTTTCCAGTTAACAATTTAGTTGTTAATGGGACGTCGCAATTCACGGGGCAGGGGAATTTTACTCTCTCACCAACAGCTCCGACGCCGACTGCTGGAGACAGTTCAACTAAATTAGCAACTACTGCTTTTGTCTCTGGAGCTGTGGCGACGGCTTCCCCAGCTGTCGCAAATAATACTGTGTTAGCAGCTACCTCTACGGTATTTGCTCCGACTGTTTGGCGTATGGGGTTTGTAGCCGCTGGGGATGCTCCACCCCTGCTTTATGTGGCAACTGCTCTGCCGTGTACATTGAACGCGGGGGCTGGGGATAATGGTTCCCAAGTCAAAGGTTCGAATGGGAATTGCTGGAATGCCAGCTTCGGTCCAGGGCCGGCTGACGTGCGTGAGTGGGGGGCTAAAGCGGACGGGTCGACTAATAATACGGCTGCTATGCAAGCAGCACATGCTACTGGTCGATTGATCTACTACCCGCAGGGGCAGTATAACTTCACGACTATCTCATTCTCCTCCGGTGGGATCATTGGGGATGGGTATTTTACGATCTTAAATACTACCGATACTGGTAGTACGGATGCAATTACATATACGGGAGGGGGATCGGGAAATGCCGCTCCTATTCCTACGTTTCAGAATTTTGCAGAGGTTGCTCAGAATACGCGTTCTGGTGGGGCTGGGTTACATTTTGCCCCCTCGGCAGGCAATCTGCAAAATTTGCATGTTAATAATATTTGGCAGTATGGCTTCTATCGAGGAATTCAACTTACAAATTGTGAGTATGGATCAATTGCAGAAGCGACTATTGTTAATTATTTTGACGTTGGTATTTACTACGAGTTCCCCCAAAATACTGGTGCAGGCGATTTTGTTATCGCCAACAGTCACTTAGCTACAGCCGAGACCACTGGAAGATTAATTGGTATTTATCAATTGAGTGGGGGAGGATTGCGGATCACAGGGGATAAGATCCTTGGAGGGCATTCTGGCTTCGTTTTAGCTTACACAGGGGCTATCACTTCTGGGCCACTTTTACTGACTGGAAATTCGATTGAGAATCAAGATCAGTTTAATATTTACCTTGGAGTAGCTAGTACTGGTGCTTTTGGTGGGATTGTCATAACCGGAAATGAGCTTGGTGTCAATAATGGTGCAAGTGGAACTGATCTCAGCACAGACACTAGTGGACTATTAAGCTATATTACTGTTTCTGGTAATTACATGCAATTCAATGGAGCTACTGGGACTGGGGTAGCGTTTACTGGGGTGCAGGGATTTACTTTTGGGTCGAATAGTATTATAGGAAATGGGCAATCTGGTAATGTGGGCATGCAGATTAATTCCAGTGGGGCAGGGAAAATTGCGGCGCAGAATTTTCTTAGTATCCCAACCAATGCTAACCATTATGTAGTTTCTTCATCCCCAACAGTCACTTATTACGGCGACACGGAAACTTTCACCACAGGGACAATTACCACTAGTACAGCTTACGGAAGTCTGTTTTCTGGGAGTATTTCTGTGACCTTTCCTAGGGCTTTCACAACTGTTCCGAATGTGACTTGTTCCAATAACAGTACGGCAAGTGGTGGAGTTGCTGTTTTTCCTCAATCGATCTCAGGGACTGGTTTTACTGCTGTAGGTATTAGCACAAACAGCGGTGGGTCCGCGATTGGGCAGTGTACAGCTAATGGAATTCTCTAGGAGTTGGTTATGACTAGCACTTTTTTCCAGGATTATAACCAAAATAATCCTATTACATCCAGCTGGCTGAATCCAGTGAACAATGCTGTGTATACGCCAGCGGGGGTGGCGAAGCTAGCTGTGCAGTCCGCGGCTGCCTTCGTCCGGTTTGCCGTGTCTGGTGGGGTGGTGACAATTCAGCAATCCGTGAATATCTCCACTGTGGTTAGAACATCTGTGGGGGTGTATGTTATTACGTACAATACTCCTCTGACTGGGGCATTGAATGCCTATGGTTTTTCAATGGATTTGCCTGGATTTGTGTTTCGCACAGCAGAGTCGGCTGCAGAGCTTACAATTGGAACTACCAATACAGCAAATACTTCATTTGACCCGGATTTTGTTAGCGTGTTGGTGTTTGGGGCAAACTGATTAGTTGGGTTTTCGACATACATTAACAAAAAGTAATCACGGTTAATTACGCACTTCGGGGACTTACCGGATGTCTATCATGGATGACACCACTAAAGATGTTGTTGTGAGTGCAGTGAAAGCCGCGCCGCCAGTGTCGATGGTGGGGATGCATTTTCTGGGGTATGGGATAGCGGATTGGCTGATTGCAGTTACGCTGGTTTATACGATACTGCAGGTGGTGGTGCTGCTGAGGGATAAGGTGTTTTATTCAGAGCTGAAGCGGCAGGAGGAAAAGCAGCACCGAGAGCGGACGAAACGGCATAGGGAGCCATTGTGACTACGGCTAAGTTCCAGACGTGTTGGAAGCTCCTGCTCCTCAATGAGGGGGGATTTGTAGTGGACAATGGTGGGGCAACTCGCTGGGGTGTCACTGCCCGCGTGGCCTACAAATGGGGCTATCGCGGGGCTATGCAAGAGTTGCCCGAGGCCACAGCCGAATCCATAGCGGAGCAGGAATATTGGGTCCCATTCGGTTGCGAGTTGTACGTGGCTCCGATTGCCTTTCAGATCCTCGATACCTCCTACAACGGGGGCCATCCGATCCAATGGCTACAGGAAATCGTCGGGGGCAAGCAACTCGGGCAGGATCTGGCTGATGTAATAGGCTTCATCGATCCCTGGGAGGTAGTCGCTCGGTTTAACTCCAAGCGTCTCCGCTATCTAGCCTCCTTAAAGCAGCCCACCTACGCTGATGGTAGGATGAACAGAATCGCAGGTAACCTCGACCAAGGAGCACTTCATGAATAAGGGTATTATCTATGTTCAGTGGATTGCGGCAGCAGCTCTCGTCGCGCTTTGGACTGCTCTGGTTTGGCAACAAGTCAAAGGAGCTGAAGAACTCATCGGCTGTATCAAAGCAGCCCTCGGAGCCTTTGGTCTCTACTGCTGGCATAATCAAGCCGTTACTCAGGGGGCTAATCTTGCCACAACTGGTGCAGCAGCAGCAAATGGGGGTGGGCCAGGTTCGGCTCAACCTTTTCAATAACCTCCGCAATGCCGCGGAATTGCAATCAGTAGTAAACCAAGGAGCTACACCCATGAGCACAGTAACCGCAACCCCGACGAACATCTTCGCACAATTGGCAGAGCTGGCAGCATCGGAAGCCTTCCCCCCGGTGTTGTCACTGATCACAGCTACTCTGTCGGATATCCAAACCAACCCGCAGGAGTGGGTCAACCCGGCTTCGGCAACGATCAAGGGTACGGCGTTCGTGGCGAATCTGGTGGCCACGCTCCCGACGATTGAGAATGCAGCTGTTCCCGCAGCAGCTCAACTGGTCTCCGCGATCTTCACCACGTTATCGGCTCGGCTGACGGCAGCTGCTGGTACGACCACGCCGTCGGCTGTCGGTGCGGAGATTGCCAACACCATCGTTTCGCGCACGTAAGAGACGGCAATGGGCACAATCAGCTTGCAGTTTGTAGAAGGGACGGGAGTAGGATCGGCCATGATCAAGTGGTTTGGTCATGGCAAGTTCTCTCATGTTGATTGTGTCCTGCCGGATGGGAGCTTGCTGGGAGCGCGGAGTGATGTGATTCAGGGGGTTCCGGCTGGAGTGCAGATCCGACCAGCTGGGTATATGACCTGCCCGGTGGAGAGGGTGGATATCCCCTGCACGCCGAAGCAGGAGCAGATGTTCTACAGCTACGGCCGGAGCCAGATTGGGCGTAAGTACAACCAACTGGGGATCGTAGCGTTCTTCTTCTCAACAGGCTGGACGAACGAGGAAGAGAGATTCTGCTCTGAGTTCGCTACGATGTGTTTGCAGGCGGCTGGTATGCTGGGGCAGCTGTCGGAGCCACCGAATAAGATCGACCCGGATAGTTTGAGGTTGATCTTGTCGGCAGTCTGGGGGAAGTAGTTATTCACCGGGATTAATGAAAAGTAATAGCGGTGAGAAACTAGCCCCTCGAAACTGAGGGGCTTTTCTTATTTTAGCGAAGGTCGATCGGGATTTGGAATAGTTTCCGTTCGTTCATGGGACTGCACAACTGCACGCCATCCACCAGTTTCTCCATCGTAGTAGCGAACTGCTACAGCATGTTGATTTCTATGTGTTAGAGTTTTAGAAGGGCTTACCAACTCATACACCACCCCATCATCCCCTAAGCCGTAGATCTGGCTCCCGATTGTTCCAGGGGATTCCCCATCGATTGCTGCTAGTAGTTGAATGATTTTCATTATCCGCACTGCCCCCATGATTTTTCACTGGATACCACGCCTACAGGAATGTAGAGCGGGTCCTCATACGGTATTGCTATAGAAGCTGCTTCCCGAATTAGTTTCAATGCCTCCTCCTTTCTGCTGCTAGGAAACGTACCTGCCAGGGAGTCATGCACCTGCAAAAGAATCTGTATCCAATCCCCGTGCAGGTCGTCAATTGCCACGTATGCCCTGTTAATCAGGCACGCAACAGAACTCTGCGGTATCCATGCAATGGCTTGATTAAAAATGGTCCCTTCGATCTTGTCGAAAAAGTAATTTCTGTAGCCGAATGCGTTCTCCACGTATCTACGACCAGACACTTGTTTTTTAATATCATTCTGCCATTGGGCAATTTCCGGACAAAGGCCAAAGTACCACTTTTGAATCCGATCAGTTTCATGTACGTTGAGCCCAATACGAGGTGCGATTCCCTCCGCTGTTCCGAGATAATTCGTGCCATGGCACAGAGACTTGAACATCGCATACTCGCGCGGGTGCGAATTTTTCGACATAGTTTGGTCATGATAGTATTCCTTCATTACTTCCACATAGGGCTTCCGGCCAGCCTTGAAATTCTCTTTCATCCACTCGCAACCGGATTCCCAGGTAACGATTCGGAGGTCAGCACTGTCAAGATCGATATCAAAGAAGGTCTGCCCTTCGTCCGGGATGAAGATGTTGCGGATATTCGGTAGGTCTAGTCCCGCGTCTTCAGTCTCCCCACCTTTGGGGATGTTCTGCATGTTCATTCCACTGCCGAATGCGTTCTTGCTGGATGAGAAGCGATAGGTTTCCGTACCGGCAATGTTGAAGGAGCACCGCATCCTGCGATCATTGTCGAGGGGAGCCAGAACGAAAGTGGAATGGAAGACACCCAGGGATCGTAGCTCAGAGATTTTCCTAATAACTGGCCAAAGGATAGGTTCCTTGGCACCCAAGGATTGTAGGGCAGCGTCATTGGTGGTGATGCCTCCCGTGGCTCGGTTAGTGATCGGTTTTAGCCCCATCTGCCGGTAGAAGAAATCCTGCATTTGCATTGGGGAGCGGTAGTTGATTTCATACCCAACTACCTCCCTCATCCAATGTTTCCGAGATTCCACCTCCCGCATGAGGGTGAGTGATAGATCAGAGCGCTTTTGTTGATCGACCCGCACCCCGCGAATCATTGACTTAAGGACCTTTGGGCGCAAGCGTTGCTGGAATTCATTGACCTTTTCCAGGTTCATGGCCTTGAGCACGGATTTGAGGGTGTGGTAGACAGCAAGGGTACGGCAGGAATCGGTAGCGCAATACTCCCAATATTTCATCTCATCCTCGCCATCCTCTCCTTCCTTCCAGTCCGTGCGGTCATCCTTCCAGTAGAGATGGTCTTCGCAGTACATGGAGGAGAGGAACCCGAGGTTTTTCGGGAGGTTGCTGAACGCAGAGTGCTGCATGAGCATTGTGTCAGCTACGTTCGTCGGGAGGATCCCCCAATGACGGAAGATATACTGGAGATCGTAGTTGAAGTTTTGTCCGAC